GAGCGCCAGGCAGAAGTACAAGATGACGCTGCCATCAGGCGGACTTCTTTATGCGTGGGCGGATGAAAGGGGAGACTGGTACGCGGAGATAAAGGGCACTGAAAAATGGTATCCTATCCAGAAGTCCGAAGAGCCCATCTGGGTATCGAACCGCAAATGGGACAAGCTTCCGGACGTGTTTGAAATAGACCAATCGGTCTGGAACGAGTTCCGGCAGGGGACGCAGGCGCAAGAGGAAGTCGAAGAGAAGCCACAGACACCAGAAGAGGAAGAGGGGATAAGCGAAGAGATCCGAGCAAAGGCAATCGAAGTTCTGAAGAACGGGAAACCGGTGGAATTCTTCTTAAACACCTACAACAAAATCCACATCGGCGACAAGGATTTGGGGCAGATATTGATCTATTGCACCGGATCGCAGTTAAACAAGACAAGTAACGGACTGCACCCCAAGCTATCAGGTGAAAGTGGTATGGGCAAATCGGATGCGGTCGAGACCTTCCTCCACTGCCTGCCAAAGTGCGCCTACATCAAGACATCGCTATCCAGCAAGGCAATATTCTACCACGACATAAAACCAGGGACTATCATCTTTCTGGACGATTACAAGCAGAACGACGACATGGACGCGATCATCAAGCAGACATCATCCAGGTTTCACGAGCCATACGAGCACCGGACCATAGACAAGGACCGGGAAGCTCAGATCATGGTAGCACCGCCGGAAATAGTTTGGGCCATAACATCGGTGGATACATCCCAGGACATTCAGGTTTTGAATCGCCAGGTAGGGCTAGACGTAGACGCCAGCGAAGACATCACCAGAAAGGTCATAGACCACCTGCTAGATCAGGCGGTGGCCGGCGAAGAGAGGTTCCCGGTCACCGAGGATGTTCTGATCTGCAGGGCCATGGTCCTGGAGCTTAAGAAGCATCATTTCAAGGTATCCATTCCATTCGCTAAAAGGATCAAGTGGAACGACCTGAGCAGCAGGCGCAATCCCTCGATATTCCTAGACCTGGTGCGGTCAAGCGCCGTTTGGCATTTCATGCAACGAAACATGCCCGATGAGGATTTCATAGAGGCGTCCGAGCAGGATTTTGAAGACGCCAAGACGCTATACGTCGGGCGGGCGGATACTCTGATAGACAAACTGTCAAAGTCCGAAAGACGATTGGCAGAGGCGATTATAGCGAAGCACGGCGAACTCTACCGCGAAGAAGCGGCAAGAGCCCTGAACGTGTCAGTCAACCGGATCAGCCAGCTCGTACACGGCGAGAACGGGAAAACCGGCATGTTGCAGAAGCTGCCTGGCTTTTATGTGGAGAAGGTCACGCTCAAAGAGGAGGACAAGAACGTCCAAAAGGTGCGGTTGGTCCTGAAAGACTATGACAGATTCAAGGGACTTGATGCGATAGTTACGCTGGAAGAGGATGATAGTAAGGACCGTAAGGGCGGCGTAATCGGAAAACTTACGGGGTCAAACGATAGCCGTAAACCCCATAGTAAGTCAGTAAGTAATATAGATAATATAATAGAGAGAGATTTACAAGGCACTTCCGATGATTCTAATAGTTTAATTTCTACCTTGGAACAGAAAAACGGCTTATTTCCTTACGAGGCCGAAGCCGATAGCGAAAATGCCACTTACACCCGGCCGAAAGAGGGCCTTACAGATAAGCTCTGGAAGATGGCAGAAGACGAAGCCAGAGAGCGGCACTTCAAGACACCAGAGAATGTTCTGGAAAAAGCACTGCGAAGTATAACCCTCAATCGCGGCAAACTAACCCCATTCACGCTTTCAATGAGAGCGAAAGAGTTCGGGGGAGACGTATCACCGCAAGAAAGCAAAGAATTCCTATCACAAAAAGGATATCAGGAAGCACTGCCTTCCTGGATTAAAGCAATTTAGGGGGATGAGAGCCACGTCAATCACCATCACACTGGAGGGCAACACCTGGCAGGATATCCTGGTTGAGATGGACATCATCCAGAAAGCCGCCAGAGCCTCAAGGATTGAGGCAAAGCCAGATAAGTGTATTGTAGCGCCGGACGAGAAATTCTACATTCTGAGCCGGCTGAGACGCGTCCTGGACGATTATGGCCTCGGTCCCGAGGAGAAAGCAGAGATCCTGGAGAGGATGAGACAATGACTCCACCGATGGCAACTATGGATCCCGAACGCGCGGATGCGCTCAGAGAATATCATCGATCCTGGTACAAGAAGAATCGCGAAAAGATCAATAAGCAGCGCAAAGCTCGATATTGGGCCAAACACGACAAAGCGAAGGCAAAGAGGCGCGTGGTGTGCACCATCCTCAAGGAGCACAAGCAAGCCCTGGCCGATGATCCTGAGCGGCTGTCAACCGATTTCATCCTGAAGCTGGTGCTGGGGGAAGACGCATGAGCAAACTGCAGGACGACATCCTTTCCTTTTTGCGGGCCGATGGAAAAGAGCACGACATAAAAACCATAGCGGTGGGCATCGGCTCCAGGCCGGAAACACTTCGACGATCTTTGCTTGGCCTAGAAAAGTTTGGACTGATTGCATCGAAAAAGGAAGGAATGCGCAAGCTCTGGAGGGCGTTTTGAGATGATCATCCAGAACGCCGCCAGAGCCTCTAGGATCGACGATCTTTCCGGACAGGTCAATATAGCCAATCCGTGCAAGAAGTGCCAAGATGACCGCTACAACAAGCTCATGGGCATCCTGCGCGCTATGGCCTCGGTCCCGAGGAGAGAGCCGAGATCCTGGAGATGGTGAGACAATGACCACAGAAGAGCAGCGAGCCTATCACCGGGAATACTACCAGAAGCACAAAGAAGCAATATCCAAACAGCAAAAGGCGCGCTATGAGGCTAATAAGGAACAAATCCTGAAAAAAAAACAAGGAGTGGAATGAGGCCAACAAGGAGAGGTGCCGCGAGTATAATCGTAAGTACAAGGAACGAAAGGCCCGCGAGGAGACATGTAAGATCCTGAAGGAGCACAAGCAAGCCCTGGCCGATGATCCTGAGCGGCTGTCAACCGATTTCATCCTGAAGCTGGTACAGGGGGAATCCTAAATCTCGCAGGAAGAGGTCATAACCTGGCTGGAGAATCATCCAGGATGGCACACCACAGCAGAAGTGGCCAATGGTGTCAGGAGGAGTAATGAGAAAAACCAACGGGCATATGATTCGCTCAGACGGGCCTGGAAAGCACGCCAAGTCAAGCGCGTGCTATTGGACGGCAGGCGAGCATGGTGGTCAGCGTGAAGGCCAAGAAAGCCGGCTGGCCACGGGCACGGCTAGCCCGTCAACACGAATCGAGGGAGAACCAGGCATGGGCACAAAAGAAAGTCTGGGTAGAGGGTGAGGATGCATTCGGAAACAAGAAGAAGTTCCTGGTAGAGGACGGTCATTTCCGGTGCGACTGTGGGCAGATTGTCTATGTCCGTAAGGGGTTTGCTATTTGCGACGGCTGTGGATTGTGCTTTAATGATGGCCCTGTGACTACATCATTAAAAATGAAGAAGAAGCTGGAGGGCGCTTTTCGGAGGAACTGTTCAAACAAAAACTTTATATAGATATAGTTCCATATAGATGATCGGGTCGGGGCCTGCTATTACCAGGTCATGCCCTGAAATAATTTTACATATTTTATCTACTTTTCAGAGATGATAACAATGCTCAAGGTTCCCCAAAAGACCAGACAGAAAGTCCGGTGCGGCGCTAACATGCCATTCCTGCAGGACCGGGAAGAGCCGGACGAAGTTAGGCGATTCCGCAAGCACCACATTGACTCACTGCGGTAAATCATTCATGATCACCCCATGCCCGCCTTAATTGGCTTGGCGGAAAAGGTACTACCTGCTGCCCTCCAGCCTTCAATGGCTGAAGAGGGCTCCCTATCACATAGCATCTATCAGACCAGTCGCCCGGTCCCGAGGCGATAAGGCAATATCGGGCACTCCGATTATAATATGACAAGAACCAGGCGGATTATCTTCTGTTTATAATAATTTAGAATAATAATTAAGGATTGATTGCATGTGCCAACCGAAGATGAGATCAAAATCATTGTCGATCTCTGGAACAAAAATAAATCCTATAAACAGATCGCAGACGCGGTTAATGCAAAAAAATCAACTGCTCAGTACTGGATACAATCTCTGATAAAGCAGGGCGTAATCGAGCAGCGAGACGATTCAGTACGTACCAATACAAAAAAGGCTTCGAATGTACGAAGAGAGTACTGTCTAGAAAAACGTGTGGCTCTGATAGACGCTGGCATGAAGAAGCTGGAAGAGATGCTTCCTAGCATCGACAAGCCCAGTGGGATGAGAGACTGGTTTGTTGCGTTGGGCACGGCGATAGACAAGCGCCGGCTAGAAGATCCTCCGAAGCCAGCAGAGAACGAGAGCGACGGTTTCATGGAAGCCCTAGACGCCAAAGCTGAAGAAATTTGGAAAGACCATGCTGAAGCTGACCACGTTCAAGTGGACCCCCCCCAGCCCGAAGCAATGGCGGATTCTCACCTGGTGGAGCAAAGCAAGTCCTGTCCGATCACTTAACGGGATCATCGCAGAAGGAGCCATCAGAGCGGGCAAGTCTGCTCCAATGTCCTTTAGTTTTGTGGTTTGGGGGATGGCGAACTTTGACCAGCAGAACTTCATCCTGACAGGGAAGACGATAGGCAGCCTGAGGAGGAACGTCGTAGCTCCTCTGAAACGCATGCTCTTAGGCCGGGGGATGGTCTGCATTGACCACCGGGCAGACAACATGATAGAGGTGGCTTATCTTGGCCGGGTCAACTACTTTTACCTGTTTGGTGGCAAAGACGAATCTAGCCAGGACTTGGTTCAGGGTATCACCGCGGCTGGAGCATACTTTGATGAAGTGGCGCTGCAACCGGAATCTTTTGTCAATCAAGCTGTCGGGCGGTGCTCAGTAGACGGCGCGAAGATCTGGTTCAATTGCAACCCAGAGTCGCCCCATCACTGGTTTAAGGAGAAGTGGATAGACAAGGCGAAAGAGTTAGGCCTCTACGTGATGCATTTCCTGATGGATGATAACCCCTCCTTAAGCGAAGACACCAAGGCCCGGTACAAACAGCTCTATGCCGCCGGGAGCATATTCTATAAGCGTTACATCCTGGGCTTGTGGGTGGCTGCAGAAGGCCGTGTCTTCTCGTTCTTCGACGAAGCGCCCGGGGCCGGATATGTGGTGGACACCGTCCCAGAGAACTTTACGATGTATCTCTGTGGGCTGGATTATGGCATCAGCAACCCGTTCGCCG